TCCACCACTGCCCGGAGGTTGGTTTCGTCTACGGGCTGGTCAGGAGGCAGGCCGTCATCGCAGAGAAGGAGTAGACCCGCGCCGCCGTGTAAACGCTGGTATTTCACCACCTCACTTAGAGAGTGATGAAAATAGGATTGTTTTAGGAACTCATCAAAGGGCGGGAGGATGTCGTTCTCGTCGACCTCTAGCTCTGCCCCAAGCTTGATGGTTACCAGCTCACGAGTGCATTCGTTCGCGACTGAATCAACAATCCGCCTGGGCAATCCAAATTGATAAAGGGTTTCGAGTTCGACCTGGCTGAGTGTTTGTGCGTAGCCAATCCGAGTGTTCTCGATCTTGGATCGTGTAGTCCCGAGACCGCTCAGAGCATTAATAAGGGCTCCGTCCATGCGCTCTTGGCCGTCATACCGGTAAGAAGCAGAACTCTCAGACATAGCAATCGACCTCGGGTGATTACATTTTATCGCTTAGGGCAATTATTTTATCGATTTAGTTGATGTTCGCGAAGATCGTCGTTAGCGCAACGGAAATAACTCTTCGAGGTCAATATTCGGCAATTCGACGCGAGAATTACGTTTTAGAGGATCAGGTTTCCTCGCCTTACGCTTTCTTTCGGCTGACTGATTAAATTTTCGGTGAACCCATCGGCATTTCTCTGGACCGTAAACGAGATTGTGTCTATCGATAGCTTCTTTGTCTAAGTGATGTTTGTTTGATGGCCTGTAGCCCATGTCTGATATGAAATTTTCGTAGGAACCTCCAACCTTGGGGTTCCACCGGTCGCAGATGGTGAACCCTCGACCTCCGTAGTTCTCCCAACTCGGTTGGTTGGGATTGGTGCAACGTTGCACAATTCCCCGCCAGATCTCCTTGTGCTTCAGCTCCCTGTTGTAAACAGCAGGGTCCTGCCCTGCGAAGGCGTTGCGCCGGTAAAATCCAGTCATCAGCTTGGTGTCTCAAGTTGGTCACGCGAGAGGAGCTGGAACTCGCTCTCGCAAACACTTTAACCAGATCTGGTCAGACGTGAACCCAACAGGTCCGGTTCAGGATCTTGGCTGTTTGAGCTTTGGAGAGATTAAATTCTTTTTGAAGCTCCTTGTTTGAGACACCTATTGCATGTAGGCGCCTCATATATCTCACATCCTCAGCTGTGAGCTTTGCTTTGGGGTTGCGCTCACCCTCCCACACTGTTTTAAGCGGCATCTGATTAACGGTCCTCCCGACCCCATTTCCCTCTAGGGCAGCGGGACTGAGGCACTCGTACTTTGGCTTGGAGGAAACAACCACAGGCTTTACAACGACGGAACTTTGCATCCCAGTCGGGACATTCGCGGCAGATTTTCATCCGTCTTGCGGCCATTGCCTCAATGCCTTTGATGAAGTTCTTCATTGCTTCTCAGTTATTTAAATATTTTCAAAAAATTTGGCCAACTTGGGCTCGTCCGGAACAAGCGAACAAGCAAAGGCAAGTGCCATTGTTGTGTCGTCGTTGAAGCCCGGTGCCGCTTCTCTCTTGCCTGTATCAGGATCCTGTCTGAACGCTTTCAATTCATCAGCAATGATCCCTGGAGGGAAGATCAGCTTCCCGTTCTCCATGAGGTACAGGACGCGGTCGGTTGCTGTGATCTTGGAGGTGCGAGAGGTATTAAAAGTATCGATGCTGTAGCTGGATAGGTTGAGCGTCAGGGCCTCGGCGATTGGAGTGCCCAGCCCGTTCTTCTCAATGATGGTTTTCTTCGGCATAAAGTTCTCAATGAGCTCATGGACGTGCTGCAGGCTGTACTCAGTGCTGCGGCCGTTCTCGCGGTAGATCGCAACGACCTCATTCGGTTCCTCTGTGACGTCCAGCACCAGGGCTGTGAAGTAGTCCGTTCCACCACCGTTGGGGTCTATTCCCATCACATAGTCGCGATTGATTGAGCCACACTCACGCCAATGTCCGGTACTGCACTTATCCACCAAGTTGTAAGGGTAGATCGTCGCGTCTGTCTGCCCGAAGGCTAATTCGTACTCGGTGTTCCAGGCGGCTAGTGACATCCGGCGGGACTTGCGGGTCTTCTCCGCCCAGTCAGGATCCTTGCCGTAAACAGGGTGCTGCGAATAGTGGATCTGAACCTTGTTCCAATCGCCCTCGTTGCCATACCAGAGGCGGCCGTAGAAGTCGTGCTCGGTTGCTGGGGTTGAGACGACTATGACCTTGGCTTTCTCTCCGACCATTGAGAGCGTCGGGAGAGCTGCTGTATAAATTTCATCAGCTCCATCCAAAAAAGCAGCCTCATCCAAGAAGAGTGCAGAGCAACTAGGAATGCCTCGGGCTGCTCGTGGCGTTGCTGGGAGGAAGAACAGAGTTCCTCTTCCTTCAAATGCAAGCTGAGTAGTGCTATCAGTTAGGAACTTAATACTCTCGTCTTTGATACTGTTAGCCATAGCCCTAACGCGACGGCCAAGTTCACCGGAATCTTGCTGAGTTTTCGAGAAGACAACAGCCGCGAAACCTCTTTCAGTGAGGCTGCGGCAAAGCAAATAGTTGCAGATTGTTTCTGAGATTCCTGTCTGCCGGGACTTAAGAACAATGGTGTTTGCGTGTTCATTGATGCTCTTGATTAGATCCTTCTGGTACTCATACGGATCGAATGCCGCGACTGTGCCCGACGTTCGGATGAAGGTTTTGGGGGCAAACTCTGACCACTTTTCCACCGTCGGGAGGTTGGTGAACTTCTCGTTCGGATCCCACCTCGCGCTCTTCGCTTTCCTCTTGGCGACCTCGACTTCCAGCGTCTTCAGCCGGGTGCGAAGTGAACTTAATGAGGCGGTCATTCGTCATCCTCGACCTCGATGACGGTGGCGTCAGTGACGTTCGTGAGAGGGGTGAGCTGGTTCTCCAGGTCGCTGATCTGACGCTCAAGCAGCTTGCGCTCTTGGAATGCTGCAGAGCCGCTCATCAGCGTCCTCGCTGCCTGGATGCGGTCGGCGGCTCGGCTGTCGGGGTCGTTCAATATCTCCTGCAGTACGGCAATCGCTTCCGGCACCACCGTCACCGCCATGGAGCCGGACAGCTCGGCGAATTCCTCCTGGGTGTCGCGGATGATCTTCTGCACCGCTGGCTTCTGCCGGTAGTTCCAGATCGTTTTCTCTGTCACACCAAGCTTTTGTGCAACGGCGCGATTGGTTTTGCCTTGAGCAAGAAGCAATGCTGCTGTGCGTTCTCGCTCTTTCACCATTGCGGCGCGAGGAAGCGGGTTTATTTTGGGCATTTTTTAGAATTTCAACCATTCCTTCATGGTCATATTACTGTCCCTTTCCGGAAATGGTTGGTAGCATTAGGCGGAGAGAGCACGGCCGATGCCGCAAGCACCGGCTTTTCTCTCCTGTTGAACACCGGGTCCGGACTAGGGGGTATTCCCTAGTCTTTTTTATGCGACCTCGCTCTTGTCGCTACGCCTGGCGGCGTACCAGCTGTGGGTTCGGTAGTTGGACACCGTCGGGCCGGATTGGCCTTGGTAGAAGCCCACGCGGTCGTAACTGCGCTTCACTGCTCCCTCCACACTCTCCACGTACATCTGCACAAGACGCATTCCGGGAGATAGCAGGATGCTGTGGGTCTTCAGATCGTTCTTGAGCTCCAGAGTTAGCTGACCCTCGAATGAGGGATCGACCAGACCTGAAAAGGAATGCTCTAATCCCATCCGTGCGGCGGTACTGCGGAGCATGAGGTATCCCACCCGGTCTCGGGGCATGCGGATGACCTCGGCCGTAGTCGCCAGGATCCGGTCCCCCGGATGAAGCTCGAAGCCTCCCCAGTCGTGGAGGTTAATCGCCGAAGAAAACGGACGAACTCCGTTACCTTCCGGGCGTACCTCACCGCCAAGAGTGAGATCAATGCTGCAAGGACCAACGTACTCGGGGTTGTAAGGGTGAACCAGCTGGGCGTGTTCGCACAGCGTGTGGAGCAGGGTGTCGGAGAGGGTCATTTACAGAGAAGCTGGCGAAGTCTCTTGCTGAACTGTTTTGCTCGGCATCGGTCGTAAGTGGTGTGGTGGTAATGGTCGCAGAACGGGCACTTATAGACAGTGCCGTTGAAGCCGTTGTTGCGCAGAAACGTCCTGGCCTCTGCGCGGCTGGTGTAGGCAGCTTTATGGGCGCAGGTGGAACGTGCTCGGGCGAGGAATTCCTCGTCACCGAGCGTCAGTGGGTCGACGTGATTCACTTCTTTGTAATACTTGCCTCTAGATATTCCTCGGCGTGCAGGCGCTCTCGGGTGGAGCTGATCTGCGCGAATAGGTCTTTGCCCATCTCCAGTAATGGAGTGGCGTAAGGAGCGATGGCGCGGCAGTACTCGGAGGCGTGGCGAGCCCAGTCGCGGTTATGCGTGGTGGTCGTTTGCATGGTGGTGGATGTGTTGTTTGAGGACACGATTGAGAAGGTCGTGCCAGGAGAGATCGAGGCGAGCAGCCTCGGATTTGAGCCAGGCTTCGTTTTCAGAAGTCAGGCGGATGTCCACCCGAGTCGTGCGCAGCTGGTAGGACTGTTTCCACTCCTTCACCTGCTCCTCGGTGGCCAAATTGTTCTTGATTGCTTGATCAAAGCCTTGGTTGGTGCGTTGTTTGGAGACGCCCTCGGCTTTCGTGATATCAGGAACGCGGACGTAACCCTGAACCTCCATCTGGTGGAGGGATTGGGCTACGACGCGCTCGGCGAAAGTCAGCATTGGGGTCTTGTCATTTGTCGGCAGTATGACTAGTTGACCTTCTGATGGAAAGGTCTGGGATGCCGAGCAGGACTAGCTCACGCATCTTTTCGATGGCGCAGTCCAGATCCACGAAGGCGTGGCAGTTGGTGCCGTACTCGCTAGTGGCTGTCACCGTGAAGCGAAGGGGCGCTGAATGTGCCTTCGCGGTAGTAGCGAAGGCATTCCCCAAGTTGTTTGAGATTTTGGTTGGCACGGAGAATCTCCTCTGAAGTGGCGTGGGTGGTGTAAAAACACTGACCGGTCTCGATCTGCGTGAGGGTGTACGCAGCGAAGTCGGTCCTAAAGGGGCTAGCCAAAGGACCTGTCGTTTACGGAGGGCGTTAAGAGCCGTCGGGCTCTTCGTAAGTGAATGAATCTTCGGTCAGGTTGGGGAGACCGTTCAGGGTGACTATTGACGTGTTCAGGAACTGGTCAACCTGGCATGAGCGGAAGCACTCCTGCTGTTCACCTTCGTCGTCGTTATTGGCGTGAAAGCGGGCTTGGTTGCAGTCACGCCAGAAGGCGAGAACAACAACCAGCATCTGTCGGAAAACGAAGTCGGACAGGCCCTGATCGATAGCCACCTTCATCAGCAGCTGCGCTTGCTGCTGCATTGCAGGGGTGAACTCGTCGAATTCCTCAAAGAACTCACGGGCTCGGTCTTCCGTTTGGTTATTGATCAGTTCGGATGGGCTATCGGGGATCATTCGTCGACCTCCTGATTCAGCCTAGGGAGGCCAGTAAAGTGCGATTGCATGGGCTTTGGCTCGTGTGGATGTTTGTTGCAGAGCCGGGGTGAGATCCGGCTCATTTTTTGTTGCTCAGACGAGCTCGTTGTAGGGGTCAGGGTTGGCCGCCTCGTGGCGGACGTTTTTGTAGTTGGGAATGAAGCGGAGCCGCTCGGCAAGGTCGCCAAGCGCTCCACGCAGATCGCGGTTCGTTGTCCAGGACTCCTCCGAGCCGTCCTCAAGGACGACCCAGAAGGTGTGGGTGATCGGATTAGTCATCAGACCAGTGCGAGGCAGGCTTCACGGGCGGTCTCGATGCGCTTGCTCGCGGATCCTCCCCAGAGGGACTCCAGCCGGGCTCGGTTGCGCTCGGTGTAGTCCTTCGCTTTGCCACCGTCGTGGGTTAAGCACTGGGTGATGCCATTGAACAATCCCCAGACCGTTCCGTGTACTCCCTTGATATCCATTCCGAAGCCGGTTGACCCATAACAGTGCTCCCGAATCAGTGAATACTCGCGAAGGTCAGTGAGCTTGCGATCTCGCATCTCCTTGCTGTCCTTGTCCCGGATCGGCTTGGCCAGCTTGTCGTTGAAGGTGACCTCAAGAACACGCTTGGCTAACTCGGCGGTCAGGGGGATGCCAGACAGGTCACGCAGACCTTCCAGTTGGCGGTTGAAGGTCTGACGCTCAAGGTCGATCATCTGAGGCAGGCGCTGGGCGAACTCGGTGACGCTCTTTGTGTGCTTCATACGGAGGCCCTGGCCATCGGCCTCGGCGTTGCGGCTCTCACGCTTGGTGAGCATGGCCAGCTGGTTGGCGCAGGCCAGGCGAACATCGGTGAAGAAGACGCCGAAGCTACAGCTGCCGTCGTGGCTGTTGAAGGCGTGGATGTAGCGGCGCACCCGGTCACCGGGGACAACCTCGCCCTCGGCACGGATGGATGCGGTGGCGTAGACCTTTCTGCCCTGCCGGATTGAGAGGACGTTCTCGATGTCGATCTCGCCAGAGAGGAAGTTGAACAGGTCAGCGATGGCCGTGTGCTGGACAGGGGTGTAACCCTTGCCAGCTATGTGCATCAGCTCGTTCGTGTCACTGCGGACGATGCTGCAGTGGTCGGGAGCCAGGACAGGACCATCAGCTCCCATGAAGAACGCCTCTCGCTTCTCGGCTTGCCAGTCGAGGCCGGCGATGCGGAAGGCTTCGGTGCCGCTCACGTTCTCGGTGATGCGTGTGCCCAGCTTGTCCACCAGGGGCTCGACCTTGTAGCCGGCTTCCTTGTAGCGGCCGTAAACCATGGGGCCTACGCCATCGCGGGCATATGCCTGGCTGACGACGTTGGCGCGGGTTGGTGTCTTTGTCATTGGGTTTGGGGGTGTGGATGGATGGAGCGGTTGAGTGCCGCTGTTTGGATAACGTAGACCGGAAAGGGTCGGTAAGCAACCTATTCCGGTTATCAGTAGCCGCCAGGATCGGGGCCGCCGTAGAGCAGGACGTCAAGACGCATGCCCGAAGCGCCCACCCTGAAGCC